CTCAGGATTATCTCAGATGACCCTGACCAGCCTGAACTGGCGGTAACTGGCCGTGATCAGCCGAGATTAGAGACGGCGTGGCCTGAGGCGGCTGGTTCGTTTGGGGCTGAGGTGGGGGGCTGGGCTTTACAGCATTTGGGTATTGAATTAATGGCGTGGCAACAGCGTGTGCTTGACGGTCAGTTGTTGTTTGACGGTGACGGGGATTTTTTGCACCGTATGTCAATGGTGTCAACGGCTAGACAAAATGGAAAAACAGTTGCCCTAACTGCCTTAGTCGGCTGGTGGCTTACAGAAATGCCAAAGCACAGGGGCACACCGCAAACCGTGTTGTCGACCGCTCACCGGCTTGATCTTGCAGTCATGTTGTACGACAAATTGGCTGACATTCTTGAACTAAGGTTTGGTGCAAAACTTATGCGGTCGTACGGCCGCAATCAGGTGACTATGCCCGACGGGTCTAAGTGGTTTATTCGCGCTGCTAACTCGAGCGTCGGTCACGGTATGTCGTGCGATCTTATTGTTGCTGACGAAATTTGGGATATTGGGTCAACGGTTATTGACGGCGGTTTGTTGCCAGCGCAACGCGCGCGTCGATCACCAATGCTTAGTGCCTGGTCGACGGCTGGTACTGAGGCCAGTACCGCTATGCAGCGTTGGCGTGAACAGGGTTTGCGCTCGATAGATCGTGGCGAGCCGTCGTCGCTTTATTTTGCTGAGTGGTCACCGCCGCCTGATCTGTCGCCAATGACACCGCAGGCTTGGGCGTATGCAAACCCGGCGCTGGGCAAAACATTGACGCTAAAAACTATTGAAGCCGAAAGCGAGAACCCTGACCGTGCGTCGTTTTTGCGTGCGTCATGCAACCTATGGGTAGCCAGCGACAAATCATGGATTGCACCTGGCTTGTGGCCCGAGTTGGAGTACACCGACCCTATGCCTGACGGCGGCACGGTCGCCATAGAAACCAGCCTGACCGACGATCGATATTTTGCTACACGCGCAATCGTGCTGGACGACAGACGAACCGTTGTCACCGTTGAGTTTGTTTGCGACACTTACGACGAAATGTTGCAACACGTTGAGCGCCTAGCAAAAAACACGGCAGTCAAATTTGCTATCAGCCCGTCAATCGATATTCATTGGCCTTTAGCGCTCGAGCGCCGACGGGCAGTTGTCGGCTACGGCGAAATACTTAAATTCACGCCACGCATAAAGTCAATGATCCACGAAAAATTGTTGTGGCATACAGGCGAGCAAATGCTTGCTGAACACGTGCAACGCGCCGTCGCGGTACGGTCACAAAACAGTATTGCGTTGTCGTCGCAACGGTCACCCGGCCCGATCGAGTTGGCGCGGTGTTTGGTTTGGTCAGCGGCGCTAGCCAGCCGACCTACCGCAACGGGTAAACCGATGATTGTTGTTGCAGGTGGCTAGTATCTTGACGGGCGGCCGTTGAGTTCTTACTTTCTCGGTTGACGCTTGGCGGTCGCCTATACACAACGGTCATTTAGTTTGGTGGCATACTTAGCGCATGGGCATTTTTAACCGCACCGTCAACAAAGCAGCAATATCACCGCAACCAACTAAAGCGGCTGCCGCTGGCGGTCTGTATATGAGCCCGAACACAAACAACACGGGCGCTGCACTAATCGGCACTTACTATTCGTATGTCGAGGGTACGGCACGCAACCGTGCAATGAGCGTGCCAACAATTAGTCGCGCACGCGATCTCATGGCGAGCGTCATCGGTTGCATGAATTTGAAAATGTATACAGAAATTTGGAACGGCAACGAAATGGAAAAAGTACCGTTAGCGCCACGCACATGGTTGCGACGTATCGACCCGACCGTGCCAAACAATTTTATTTTGTCATGGACATTTGACGATCTGTTTTTTTATGGTCGCGCATTTTGGTATATAACAAGTCGCACCGCCGACGGTTACCCGGCTTCATACACTCGACTACCAGCCGCAATGGTGCAAACACTTGATCAGGCTGGCCCGGTGTGGTTTGCGCCGTCAAAACAAATCACGTTTCAAGGCGGCGAACTAGACCCAACAAACGTCGTACAGTTTTTGTCACCGATACAGGGCATTGTTTATATGTCTGAACAAGCGGTTGCAACAGCGTTAAAACTTGAGGCGGCACGTTACCGTAACTCGAGCAGCGCGATACCGGCTGGTATTTTGCGACAGACTGGTGGCGAGCCGTTGAGCGCTCAAGAGTTAGCCGATCTTGCGGCCGCATTTAACGCAGCACGTGAAACCAATCAAACTGCCGCATTAAACGAGTACGTGTCGTATACCGAAACACAAACAAGCCCTGACAAAATGTTGCTGATTGATAGCGCCGAATTTCAAGCAATGGAAATGGCACGGCTATGCAACATACCGCCATACTTGGCTGGCATATCGGTCGGGTCGTATTCGTATCAGTCGAGCGCCGAAAGCCGCATGGACTTATGGTCATTTGGTGTACGCGCCTACGCAGATTGCATAACTGGCACATTAAGCCAAAACAGTATTTTGCCTAACGGCACATACGTCGAATTTGACGTTGAAGATTATTTGACGGGCGAATACTCAATGGGTGACCAGCGAGAAACACCAACAGAAAATGAAAACGGAGTAGTATCACCAACATGATCAAATTGACCCCTTCACAGATCACGGTTGACGCAGCGGCGGCAGAGGGTTTGCCGTCGCGCTCAATCTCAGGCGTAGCCGTCACCTATGACGAAACAGCCACAGTTTTAGACGGCACAAAAGTACGGTTTTTGCAAGGGTCGTTGCCAGTCACGGGGCGCGACCCGAAACTTTATATGCAACACGACAGCAACCAAATCGTTGGCAAAGTTGTTGAGCGCGTAGACACCCCACAAGGCATGATGTTTACTGCCAAAATCAGCGCCACACGCTTAGGCGACGAGGCGTTGACATTGGCAAATGACGGCGTAATTGACGCAGTATCGGTCGGTGTAACACCCACAAAATTTCGTTTTGACGACGACGGCACAATGATTGTCGAGGCCGCCAACTGGTCAGAATTGTCGCTCGTCAGCGAAGGCGCGTTTAGCGGCGCGGTCATCACCGACGTTGCGGCCAGCGCACCCGACACGGCAACCGTTGAGGGTATCCACCAAACCGAGCCAACAATAGAGTTAATATCAGATCAAGAAACAACAGGAGACAAAACCATGAGCGAAGCAACAGAAACACCAGTAGTCGAAGCAGCGACCGCAACCGTAGAAAAATTGTGGGCGCAACCTAAAAAAGAATTCAAACTGCCGTCAGCCGGCGAATTCATGGCCGCATACCACATCGGTGGCGACACATTCAAAAACATGAACGCAGCCGTGCAAGAGTTCGCAAAAACTCAGCGCACCGCATTGCAAGCAGCCGCTGGCGACGTAATCACAACCGACACACCGGGTCTGTTGCCAGTACCAGTTCTCGGGCCACTTGTGCAAGATATCAATTTCTTGCGACCAGCAGTTCAAGCAGTTGGCGCACGCGCATATCCTGACGGTGGACAGTCAAAAACATTTATTCGACCAACGATCACAACACACACAAGTGTTGCGTCGCAAAGCGAATTGGCTGCAGCGTCAGCAACCACAATGGTTATCGCCTCGAACAGCGTTACAAAAACAACGCTTGCAGGTCAGGTCACATTGTCGGTGCAAGACATTGACTTTACGTCACCGCCAGCAATGCAACAAATTTTGAACGACCTAATGGGCGAATATATGCTCGCGTCAGACAATCTTTGCGCCGACAACTTGTTGGCTGCAGCAACATCGTCAGGTGTTTGGGACGGCACACTCGCCGACTTGTTGACCAGCGTTTACGACGCTGCAAGCGACATCTCAACAAACCGCAACTGGATGCCAACACATATGTTTGTATCAGTTGACGTTTGGGCGCAACTTGGCAAACTTGCAGACAGCACAGGCCGACCAGTATTTCCGTTTATTGCAAATGGTTTGTCAGGTCAAAACGCGCTTGGTTCACAAAACGCAGTTTCATGGAACGGCAACCCACTTGGACTTGAACTTGTAGTTGACAGCAACTTTGCTGCAAAAACAATGGTCATCACTCGAGTTGGTCAAGGCACAGGCGATGCATACGAGTTCTACGAGCAAATTCGTGGCTTGATGAGCGTTGAAGTACCAGCGACACTCGGCCGTACAATGTCATTTCACGGTTACGTGTCGACATTTGCTGCAATTTCTGGAATGATCCGCAAGATCACACAGGCTTAAGCAAGGGCGGGGCAACCGCTCATGGCAACATACGCGACAGCCAGCAAACAACTATTAAGCAACTACGCGTGCATATCCACGCTCGAGCCAACCGATATACAGGTTGGCGACAGCGTGGTTGTTGGCTCGCTTGGCGCACCATTTAACGGCACGTTTACCGTTTTAAATTGCCCACAATATTTATACACGGGCGTAGACGGCACAACTGGCGAATGGACATTTGACAGCAACACTCGAATACCAAACCAAATATTGTTTGCTTGCACAGGCAGCAACGTTGACTTTGCGGCGATCTACACCGGAACGGTCGCGTTTACACCGACTTGTACGTGGATTACGGCCGCAAACCTAATCACCTATTTGGGTGTGTCGATTACTAACCCGTCAGATGATTACACGCTGATTACGCAGTCGGTGAGCGCGGCTAACCAGTTTTGCAGTCGCCGTCGAGCAGAAGCAGGTTACAACGACAGTCTCAGCACAAGCCCGTCAGGTGACGTAACGCTAGGCACGCTCATGTACGGTGCAGCGTTGTGGCGCTCGCGTGGTTCGCTTGAAAACGTGTTTGCGTCGTTTGACAACATGGGTACAGCACCACAACAATCATTGACACCTATCGTCAAACAGTTGCTAGGTATCGACCGACCAGCGGTGGCCTAAATGCCAGCACCATACACCGACGTGTTAAACGTCGCCATAGACGACATCACAGCAACGCTCACAGCCGTCACAGGTTTACGTGTAGTCAACGACCCGACAAAACTTGTACCAAATTGCGTGTTTTTGTTAGCGCCACGTTTCACGACAACGGCAGGCAACGGCAACGTTATAAGAGTTGATTTCCCCGTCAAAGTTGTTGGCAGCGGCCCGGCAGGTTTGCCCGTGTTGCGCGAAATTTTGCAGATATCCGCAACCGTGTTGGGGTCGTCAATTATCGTTACATCAGGACAACCAAGCACACTTGAAATCGGCGGCCAAGAGTTCCCTTGCTACGATTTGACTTGTGCATTAGCAGGGATAACAGCATGACCAAATATTTAGTTAACAGCAATCGACTAGACGGCCTTAAACGGGGCGACATCATTGACGGCAAAGACTTGGGCGACGCAAACATTGCACACCTAGTTGAGAGCGGTCACCTATCCCCACAAGACGATAAAAAACATGGTAAAACTAAAGAGATAACAGAGGAGTAGAACATGGCAGCAACAACAACGGTTTACTTGAGCAACCCGGCACTCACGATCAACGCCGTCAACCTGACCGACCAATGCACAAGCGCAAGTCTGACATTTGGTTACGACCAACTTGAGACAACGGCGTTTGGTGACACCGCACGATATTTCGGTGGCTCAGCGGTCACGTCGCTACAAAACAACTCGTTTGAGATCGAGTTGTATCAGTCATATGCAGCCAGCGAAACAGAAGCAACGATCTACAGTTTGGTCGGTACACAGACAACAATTGTTATTTCGCCGACCGCTGCAGGTTTGGCTACACCAAGCGCAACCGCACCAAAATACACCTTGACTGGTTGTTTCTTGGCTTCGCATACCCCAATCAACGCGTCGCTGGGCGAATTGTCAACTGTTACGTTGACGTTTAATGGTGGGGTGCTTACTAAAGCAACGTCATAGTTTTACGGCGTTTGCCGTAACAAAATAAACGAGCCATAACTGGCCGAGAACAGGACAGGCATGAAACTAAAACTAAAAGTTGACCTGAACAACGGGTCAGCGCCAGTCGAAATGACAACCAACATGTTTGTTATTTGCGAGTGGGAACGCACAGAAAACCGCAAAATATCAGACGGTAAAGGTATCGGGTACACCGATCTTGTTTGCTGGGCGTTTCACTTGTTGAAACTTAACGGTGAAACGTTGCCGCCAAATTATCGTGATTGGGTTAAACAAAACCCGAACATGACCATTGAGGCGATAGACGAGACAAACCCAAACCCTACGGCGTAGGCAGTTACCGACGGCAGTTAGCAGAATTGTTGGCTGCAACAGGGTACTGGCCTACGAATATCGAGTTTGACACGCGTGACCTATTGACGGTGATTACAGTATTAAACAAAGCAAACAAAAGGTGACGTATGCCAGCAAGCACAACCATAGAGATTGTCGGGGTTAAACAGACGATCAATAGTTTGCGTAAAATCGACCCACAGTT